CTCCGTTAACCAACTGGAAACAAATGAAGTACTACTCCAATACGTCAATGTCCGTTACCACCGTGCGTACCCAGGGTTTCTACCCGAGTTGTGCAGTGGCAGCGAAATTGGCGACCAAGGTGGCTTGGGTGATCCAAGAGGAGAAGAACGAGGATATGGTGAAAGCCATAGCCTTGAGCTATTCTCACGGATTCTATCCGCACCACTTTAGTGACGCTGTTCCCCCTAAGGAGGATCTGGCGTTTTATGGCATCAGAACACGCATCCGTCTCCTTACGCCTGCTGAGCAGGACATAGTGATGGGAGTGCTGAACTGGTGGACGATGGACGAGGATACACCTGGCAGCGACGCGAAAGCGTACGTTGCCGTGAACCTCAACAATGGTCGTAGTCTTTGTCTGTTTTCCAGTCGGGAACGGAAGGACGTCGATCTAGGGAACCTGTTTAGTTAACAGAACCCTTTGCTGCTTTATGCACCAAGAACAGCACGGGGAATCTATTCCTCGTGTGTGCATGGAGATCTGGTTTTGAATCAGAACAGCAAGAAAGCTAAGGGGACCCAGCAGGCCGCTTCCTACGTCGGGAAACGTTATCTGTTGGACGATCTGGTACGGACTAAGCTATTGAAGGGCAAGAAATTGCCTATCAAGAAGCCTTCGAACGGTCTCACGAAAGTAGGACCGGGACAAGCGTCTAATCAGACTCGTGGTTTGGGAAAACCAATTCTCAACCGAGGTCTCGGGTTACCCCGAGGCCACTTCCCCTCGAAGCGAGGACGGTCGATGGTGGATCACTTCTACCAAAAGCCGGGCCGGCGCGTTTCGCGGACGACATCTTTCCCCTCGGGGAGGGTCACTGTCGACTACGATCAGCTGGTGCCAGCCCTTACGGACTGGCTCAGCAACGTGCAGACTGCGCATGGGAATTTCAAGGCTCCCACGCCGCAACGCTTCACTCACCGCGTCAAGAGAGTATGGAATGGTATTGGAATTGCGGAAATCCGTAATAACGGAGTGCCTCAATCCACGACCATAGTCGAAGGTGTTTCCCCAAAGGGGTCACAAACTGACTACTTGTTCCCATCTTTCCCAGACACCACAACCTACAATAAGGGCCTTAGTAAGCTCTACGATAAGTTGCGCGGTGATATTGATATCTCCATCGATCTCGCTGAGTCTCACAAGACTCACGGGATGATGAGAGATACTTTTCGTAGCATGATTAGCCTTGCTACGACGTTTCGAAAGATGAAACGGTCAAATCCCCGTGACTGGGGGAATCTTTGGTTAGAGTACACGTATGGATGGAAGCCTTTGGCCACATCCATATATGGTACTGCTAAGAAACTGATGCTTCCGGACCCACAAGGTCCTCAGAAGTTTAACGTTTCTGTCTCCGCCGCAGAGGAAACTCTGAGGGGCACCAAAGAGGTAGCGGACGTCAATTGGCTTGTGCCAGAGAAGTGGATTGCCTACTGCAGAAGTAGGGTCCGATTCGTGGTGCAATACGTTGTTAGTCCGTCTGCTTTGATAAAGCTTGCAGGTTTTACAAGCCTGAATCCGG